TGTACCAGTACTGGTTGTACCGAACGAAGCCACAAAGATTGCATCTTTTTCCACTTCCATAATCTTACGAATTTCTTCTCTGACTTCCGTTTCAACATCACCATCAACAAAGAATACCTTACGACCATTTGCTTTCTCTTTAATCATTTCGTATAATACACGACCATGTTTCTTCATCTGAAACAAAACCAATGTATTTTTATCTAGACTGATTGCCAAGTTACGAATGAAACGATTTCTATTTTCAGACTCAATCAAATACTTTAACTCATCTGGATATGACTTGTCTTTCATTTCTTTACAGACTTCTTCCGAATGTTTCAGTACCAAACATTTTATGTTGAATGCTGATAGTTGTTTTTTATCAATCAACTCTTTGGTTGATATGACTTTTTTGGTTGGTCCAAACAAACCTTCCAATACCAATTTGTGTGTTTTGGTTCCGTCCAGTGTACCAGTCAGACCAATTCTATATTTTGCGTTGACACAAGATGTTAGTATTGATGTTAAAGATTGTGCCTTGAACAGGTGTGCCTCATCACCAATCACATATTGAAACTGATGAAAGTATTCTGGTGGTAACTTGTACAGTGATTGCCATGTGGAGATTGTTAGATTCTTGTCCGTTAACTTATCTTTACCTTGATAGATTCTGTGTACATTTTCTTCCACATTGAATCCGTTTTCGGATGAATAGTCTGCAAAATCGGAATATAACTGTTCAACCAAAGATGTTGTTGGAACAATAATCAACCCCTTTAATTGTTGATACTGCAACAGTTGTCTAAACAACAAATATATGATAAGTGATTTGCCTGATGCGGTTGGAGACAACAACAATGTTCTCCGTTTTTGCATGGCCTCAATAAATGCATTTTGTTGGTGTTCTCTGACACCAATCTGTTTACCTTGTGAATGTAGATTCAGTGTATCAAAGTATTTCTGTGCATGATATACAGAATATTCATCTTCAATAATATCATGTGAGTAAGCGTAATTGCGTTCATCACAGAATTCAATCAGATATGGAATGAGTCCAAGATATAATTGTGAGGTCTGTAGATTGAATAGACGAATCTTACCATCCCAAATGCGATTCCGATAGGCTGGAACGAACTGGTAACCAGGTACAAAGAATGTGAAGTACTCAGATAACTCCTTTGCAACATGCTTCTCACAAGTCACTTTGGCGTATACTTCATCTTTCTTTGTAATAATTAAATGGTCATTGTCCACCAACAAATTTCTCCCATGATATAAAGTCTCTTAGTTGCCATGTTCTTTGTTTCAATTCGTTCATAATAGATTCAATAACTGAAATAACTTCTTCATGGTAGACCTTTTTCTCAAGTAACTTGATAAGGTCTTTGTCTGCTTCCAGATAGGTGTTGATATCAGACTTCAATGCAAACTGGAATGGTTCCCATCCGTATTCGTCCAATTCATCTTGTGACATTTTGCCAGTAAAGTATTCCCATTTCACTTTACGCATACGCAAGTAATCAAAGTGGGCTTTCTTTGATGCGATTTTATGTTTGGTGAGAATGCCAAGATACTTACTGTGATATACAGGTATCTTTAATAGTTCTCTGCTGGGTTCGGTTTGGTCAATAACTGCATCCGATTCCCACATTTTTAAGACTTGTTCAAGTGTTTCCATAGTTATTCATAATTGCCATAATCAAAACATTATATCACAAAAGTATTAAACTGTCAAGTATTTGTATGATTGATACCTGAATGTTGCCCTTGCGGTTATTATTGTGTCCGCTGATTGCGTAGTATCAAATACAATATCATTTATACTTAAAGGAAACACATTTGTGTATTGTATTCTTAGTATTGGATTGTTTAGTCCACTTAAAATGGTTAATGTTGCATCTGAAAAATGTTTATTGTTTTGCAGTTCTTTACTACCATCACGCTTTTCAAAACCATCTGGATCGGCGATTGAAAGAAACCAATCATATATGTTTTTCCACGATTGCAATTCTTCATCTACCAAAAACTCAACATCAAGTGGAGTGTAAGATAGTTTGGTACCAGGTGAATACATGTCCAAGAATGGAGTGGCTCTGTTAACTTCACCTAAAGAAACTCCAGGTAGGTTAACTGATTGACAAAAATACTGTGTGGCCCTAATCCTATCGAATGTCAATAAGAACTTGGTGGGTTGAAGTAAATTGGTATTTTCTGGTGCTCTGTTTATTGCAGACATGTTATCTCCTCTATCTACTATTTAGGAGACAAAAAAAGACCACCCGAAGGTGGTCTTTAAATGTCACTCTTAACGGTGACTTCTTCCCATCCCTGGGACAGATTACATCAAGTTGCGAACTTGGAAAATACGGTAGTACACGTTTGAACGAGCGTTCAATGCACCGTTGCCAGTGGTCAAACCAGTTGCGAATGGGTTTGCAACCATGCCGTAACGAGTCTTGAAACCAATCTTTGGTTGGAATGTGTACTGGTCAACTGCACGAACCATTTGTAGAGGAACGTATGGGCAGTAGAATAGACCAGCGTCATAAGGAGAAGAACCCTTATAACCGATTGTCACCAATTCTTGGTTAGATGTGTAACCACCGAAGTATGGGTCGATGTAGACCTTGATACGACCGTGCAACATACCAGCAAATGTATTGCCAGTGTCATCAACTTGTAGGTCAGCAGATAGGTTTGGTGTGTATTGCAACACGCCAGCCATTGCCATTGCAGAAGCAACGTCAGATGATACGATCATCACGTTACCTTTACCACGACGAGTTTGCTTAGCAATTACGTTTGCATCACGTTCGATTTGGAAAATCAAACCTTTGAAACGTTCAACAGACCAACGACCGTTAGAGTCAGTGTCCAAGTCGAAAGAACCAGCAGTTGTAGTACCATACTGAGCACCTGCAACAGCGCATGTATAGATTGTACGGATAACTTCACGGTTGATTTCAGCAAGAATCTCAGTAGAAAGAATGTTGCTCAATTCTGTTTCAGCATCCAAACCATGGATTGCCTTCAAGTCTTGTGCAAGTTCTAGTGAGTATTCAGCCTTCAAAGCACGGCTTTGAGCAGTTACAGTAACTTTCTCAATGCTGAATGCCATTTGGCCAAATGTGCTATCTGTGTCAGCACCCAAAGCTTCTGCGGTTGCAGTAGACATACCAATACCAGTTGTAACAGCGTTAGCAGTTGCAAAGTTTGTGAATGGATTAGCGTCTGTGTCTTTAGAAGTATTGCCACGGAAACCGTATAGGTTGTTTTCAGAACCAACACCAGAGAACTTGGTATTTGCTTCATTGAAGAACGCTTCGTTTGCGTTTGATGGACTACCTGATTGTGCGTTATAACGAGCACGCATTGCAAAGATCAAGCCTGTTGGGCCTGTCATTGGCTGAACGCCTGCAACATCATAAGCAATCATGTTTGGCAATGCACGGCGAACCAAGCTAATCAAGATTGGATCGTAGTTGGAGATGCCAGAACCTGTAACGTTTGTTGGTGCAGCAGAAACAGCAGTTTCATTCAACTGTTGTGCAGCAGCTGCCATTTCACGTTGTTGATTTTCCAAAACAAGTGCTGTAACAGCTTTCTTGTATGGGTCTTTAATGGCTTCTAGACCTTCGTGTTCAAGGACTGGGGCCCATTTCTTTTGTAATTCTTCTGTTAGATACATTTAGTATTCTCCTTGTAAGTATCTTTAATTGGAAAATTTATTTATTTTGCCAATGATTTTGAGATGATTTGTGCGTACTGTGCAATTGAAGGATCAACAGATACCGATGATGGTTTCTTGTCTTCCTCAACTTCCACAGCTTCGTGCAATGCAGAGCTTTCAATCGCTTTGACTGGAGTTTGGAAGTATGAATCTACCAATGTTTCCAATTTACGACCAAATTCTTGTTCTGTGGTAAACTCAACACTCTCTGCGAGTGATTTTAATTTTTCCACTTGAGTCTGCGTTAGGCCCTCACATACTGCATGTATAGCCTCTGATTTTTTGTATTCGTTAATTTGTTTCTTCATTTCAACGGCAGATTTGATCTGTTCGTTCAATGAATCTTCCAGTTCTTCAACTTTGTCGGTCAATTCTTCAACAACGTTTACTTTTTCTTCCGGAATGTCAATGTAGTGTTCTTCGAACAATGACTTCATGCCACGAATGAAATCTTCAACGATTTCGGCACGTAGACCTTTTTCGATTGCCAATTGGTTTTCTTTGAACCATTCTTCAGCCATATAGTTAATATAGTCGTCCAATTTCTTAGACAAATCTTCTTTAACTTCTTCAACTGAAGCTTCGAATTCTTCGTACATTGCTTCTTCAACTTCTTCCAAAATGGCTTGTGAACGAGCAATAACGGCTGCTTCGAAAATTGTGGTTGCTTTTGTTTTGAATTCTTCGGTCAAATCTTCACCTGAAAGCAATGCACCAACATCTTGGTCCATTTGTTCTTTCATTTTTTGTTTCTTCATCATTTTCTTAATCATTGCTTTGTCTTCGGCTGCGTCTTCGTGGCCTTCTTTTTCTTCAGCAACTACTTCTTCTTCTGTTTCCACTTCTTCTGGAACATAAGGTGCAGTTGCGCCAGGATTTGACTGCATTGTTTGTGTTGCCAACTTAGCCTTGATTCTGTCACGGATGGCAGAATAGTCTGTTGCAGCTGCTTGAACGGCTTTGTGTTCGGTGCCTTGTGAATCGGCAGGACCAGACAACTTTTGTGCAGGCTGTGCGCCAACAGGTGGTGTTGCGCCTGGTGGTGTTGCTGTTGGTGTACCTTTTGTGTAGTCACCAGTCTCATCGTCTTGCTTCTTGATTTCACCTGCAACTTCACCAACATCTTTAGTGCCATAAGCAACAGATGTAGGCAATTTTG